AAGAAGGATGGTTATTGGAACTATGATAAGTCTGAGTTTGAAGCAACATCAACTCTTGGTGACTTTGATGATGATGTTCTGGAAGGCATCTGGAAGAAAGCATATTCCCTTGAGGACTTTGTGAATCCAGAGAAGTTCAAGTCCTATGAGCAACTGGACAATCGTCTCAAGTCTGTCCTTGGTCAGAAGTCTGCTCCTAAGGTAGATGAATCCTTTGATGATGAGGATGATGATCGTGGTCCTTCCCCTTCTAGGGAAGAAGTTCTTGAGGGAAAGTTTGGTGGAACTCGGACACAGAGCAGTTCATCCACTTCTGATGATGAGGATGATGATGCCCTGAGTTACTTCCAGAGACTGGCAGAAGAATGATTACCTAGGGGAGATGACTCTAAGTTCATCTCCCTTTTTTGTTGACCTATCTACATACTGAGATGAGAAACTGTAGTTCATAATCTCATCTAAGTCATCAATAATTGTCTGTAGATATCTTGGTTTTAGTAGATAGATAATTCTCTTATCTTCATTTCTCTTAATCTCATACTCATAAACACTAACAGACTTGACTGGATTTATTGTGTATGATTTTCCTTGTCTGATTTCTATCTGCTCATCCATATCAAACCTAACAAGAGTTGAATCAAATGTTGTGGTGGATAAATCAAAGGTGTATGGTTCACCTATAATAGTAAGATCTTGAACATCATAGTCAAAGTAGGTAACACTGAAATTAGAATCTACAACCTTACCTGCTGGGACTATTAGTTTTCCCCTAGTGTCATAGTATGCTGTGGTTTCATAGTGATGAACCTCACCCAGTTCCTGAGCAGTATACTTTGTTTCTATGTAACTGTTAAACTCAGAATCAGAAAGAGGCCATTCTTCTCTGAGATTGATGATGTTGTTAGAGATTAGAACAACCCAATCATACTGTGAACTACCATAGATTTTCTGAGCAATTTGATCTGGTCTTTCTTCACCAATGATCTGATACTTATCAAATGCTACTGCTGCTTGGAAGATGTCATCCCTAATCTTTGCTCTACGAAATATATTCTTTGCTCTTATGTAGTCATAAGAGGAAGTTCTTGATGCTAGGGGAGACTGGTATAGGAAGTCTGAAAAATTTCTGAAGTATGACATTATTAGAATGCTCCTCTTCTATCAGATGGAGTCCCAGTACCCTCTAATAATCCTCCCCCTGGTGATGGAGGACGATATCCAGGATCTCCTGGGATTGCAGTTGGGTTTCTTCCTCCAGTAACAGGAACTACTGGAGCAACTACTCCTGATGTTCCACCTCTTGGTGGTCCTGGTGCTGCTGGTTGTGGGGCACTTGCAGCAGCTGCTTGTTCAGAAGGATCTTTTACATCAAATAGTGGGTTTTCTAGATTGTCAGCACCCTCACTTCCACCAGGGAATCCAACAGAATCATAATCAGGATTATCACCATAGTTGTCATTGTATATAGGAGTGAGTTCTGCAAATGCCAAATCTATTTGAACTGACACTGGTTGTCCATCTAGATATGCAGAGTAAAATCCATCTGCAGTATAGTTTACATTGAAATTTACTAAGGCACAGGTTTTTAGTGTTGGTAAGGTAGTTGATTCTTTTTTAGTTGTACCATTCATAAATTTAATTTTAAAAACATTAGGAGCACCCAAAAAGAATTCATCACCAGCAGCACCTGATCTTTTTGGTGCCATTGCTTTTTTAAAGAATCTAATTAATCCTCTAATTTGTCTAGCTTCACCAGCATTTCTTGGTGCCAACTTATAGGAGAATTGGAATGATCTTAGTTTTGGTCCATTGAAAAGTAGTTCAAGGTTTGGATTGATTACTGTTCCAGTAACTCTTGCCCTATATGCCTCAGCATTAACATTGATTCCTAATTTTTTGACTGCTGCTGCAGCAGCATTAAGAGTTAATTGTTGTTTTATTTGGGATTTTGCCCCTGCACTTTTAAAAATATCTTTTGTAGTTTCAACTCCTTGTTGCATAACTCCAAAAAGATTTCCATTTGCAATTGGTTCTACAGCACCAACAGCACCACCCATTAATCCTGCTGTTAGATTGCTTAAACTATCTTCACCCCATGCAGTTTGGTTTGCCTCAGATATTGTAGAAGGCATTGGAAGAGTGACTGATCCAAGAAATTCCTGAGTTGTTCTCGAGGATAAACTTGCACCACCAAGTATAAGTCCAGAGTTTATATCACTTACTCCATCTGATCCAGCAAATACATCAGCAACTTTATAATTATATGTGCTTATCATTAGGTAGTCTTGTGATTTGTTTATACCAAAAGGGTATACCCAACTTCCATAACCTTTATTTTTTTCTGTAGTATTAAATGAGGACACATTTCTAAGTGGTGCAGATGGAGTTGTATCTGTTACATCTCCAGCTGCTGCTCCAGAATTTGGTCCTGTTTGATCTGTATTTCCAGATGGAACTGAACCAGGAGCTGGTGCTGGCAAGCTGCTTTTTAATTTTGAATATTCTTTTTCTTCTGCCAATCTTGCTTTTTGCTCTTCTGTTCCTATAGATCCTACTAATTTATTAGCATATTCTCCACTAGTATCAATAGCTTCTTTTAATCTTGATTGTCCACTTGGAAGAGCTGCTATGTTATCATAGTTTGGCTGGTTTCTGTCTACAGTACCATCTGCATTGACAGTTGCAACAAGACTTCTACCAAGTAGTCCACTATCTGCATATACTTGTCTTTGCCCAGTTTGGGTGTTTACATTAACAACCCATTTTTGGTTATACAAACCAGTGAATCCTGCTTGATATTCGTTTGCTGCTCCACTAATATTACTATTCCAACCTGCTGGTGGTGTTGCCATTTATCTATCCCCACACTTTATTTGATGGAATTGGTATCTCTACCCCACCCAAGTCCATAACAAATTCTTCTAGTGGTAACATGCATATGGTTTCCCATTCTTGTTGAGCAAGATGTAAATAAGGAGTCTTTACCTCTGTTAGTAAATATTTATGTGCTCCTTTTTCAAACCTTGGAATCTTATTTTCTGCTAAACTTTGAACTATTCCTATTCTTTGTGATGGTGTATAGTAATGTAGATTTATAGCAAAGAAAGACTTGGGTTGTACATCCAAGACAAATGCTAGTGGATACTTATCATAGTAAGGAAGTTCTTCTCTGTACTTTGCTTTATACCCATAGAGCATTAGACTAAAAATTCTGGGGTAGACCCTCATCAAATTTTTGTCTCTTCTAAGAGCATCTCCTGCATCATCAGACTGCTCTTCTCTTGTCAGTTTTGTGGGATCATTCTCATATTGAATGGTCTTGGCACCAAATACTTCTGTCCTATACCATTCTCTTGTAGGATTTTTTGGAGCATATTCTCTGAGTTGTTCAAAGATTGTCTTATATGCCAAGGTTATCCTCCGTTAATATTTGAAAGTCCCACCTTCTATCAGCACAGAATTCTTTTGCTGCACTCCACTTTGCTTGATTCTTTGCATACTCTTTCATTTCAACAAGTTGTTTTTTGGTCACTCTCTTTCCAGTCTTAGGACCATTGACTTGTCTCTTTGGTTTCACTTCAATCAAACTTTCTTTGGTGACTTTATTTTTGTCAACATACTTAATGTAGAAGTCAGGAAAATATTTGTGCACTCTATTGTCTAGTGGAGATAGGTATGGTATCCATATTTCTTCACTAGACCACTTCAATATATTTTCATTTCTATCACAGTAGTTCATAAACTTCAATTCCCACAGAGATCTGTAGATTACATTGTTTGGATCTCCAATATACTTTTCAGGGAATGATGGTTTAAATCTTCCTTTATAACTCATACATAATATAGGAACACTCTATGTATTTAGATGGCAACCCCATATTCAAAGTTATATTATCCAACAAGGGACTTAATATCTAAGTTTAAACCTGCATTAACAAATACCTTTGATGTTTATATTCAAAGAGATTTTGGTGGAGTGTCTAATGGTGATGTAAATTTTATGGCATATGAAGCAGTTCTTCCAGGAACATCATATGAGTTGGGGCAAGTTTATGGTGATAGGATGGGAAGAACTGAGCAATATGCAACTAAAAGAATTTATCCTCCAGTAGATGTAAGTTTTTATATTGATAAAGATTACAAGATTATGAGATTTTTTGAGGGGTGGATGAATGAAATATCTAGAAATTGGGGAGAGGTAAATGATTCATATGTCAGGCATAATTATCCAGACAGTTATAGATGTGATGTAGCAATCACTAAGTTTGAAAGAGATTTTAGATCCCAAGGACAAAGATTAGTTAAAGATGGTGTTTATGGTCCACCAAAAAGTTCTGTTAGGTATACATTGAGAAGAGCATTTCCATCTAATCTAATTTCAATTCCAGTCTCTTATGATGGTGCAAGTATTTTAAAAACAACAGTGACCTTCCAATATGATGTTTATAACTTCTCTCCATTTGGAGATAACTTCACGCAAGAAACTGGATCAGGAACTGGAACTGTTGCTGATCCAACAGGAGGATCAGACAATCCATCTCAACCACTATCTAATCCAGAACAAAGAGCATCTTGGAGATATACTGAAGAAGAACTTGCAAGATTTCAAGGCAATGCTGCAATTGAAAGTATTTCGCAATCACCAAAAGCAAAACAAATTCTTAGTGGAACTGCCATATCAGGAACTGCCAATAGAATTGGTGCAGAAAGTCTAAGTAGATCTGAGGGATCTCCACCTCTTCCACCAACCAACTAAATAATCGTACTGAACTTTATAGGTTATTATGCCATTACCAAAGATTGCAACTCCAACTTATGAGTTGACTTTACCATCAAATAAAAAGAAGATTACATACAGACCTTTCTTAGTTAAGGAAGAGAAGATTCTTATTCTTGCAATGGAAAGTGGTGACTCCTCTGAAATTACCAGAGCAGTCAAGACAGTTCTAAGGGATTGCATCTTGACAAGAGGAGTAAAGATTGATACACTTCCAAGTTTTGATATTGAATATCTTTTCCTGAACATTAGAGCAAAGTCTGTTGGTGAGGCAGTAGAACTAGTGATTACTTGTCCTGATGATGGTGAAACTCAGGTTGAGTGCACTGTAGATATCAGAGACATTGAAGTTAAGTTCCCTGAAGAGCACACTTCAGAGATCAAAGTTGATGATTCTATTGTGGTGAAGATGAAGTATCCATCACTACAGGAGTTCATTGATAATAACTTCAACTTTGAAGGTAATAGTAGCAAAGAAACTATCAACAAGTCCTTTGAGATTGTTGCATCATGTGTTGATATGGTTTATACCAAAGATGAATCTTGGTCTGCTAGTGATGTGACAAAGAAAGAACTGGTTGAGTGGTTAGAAACATTTGATTCAACTCAGTTCAAAGGTATTGAAAACTTCTTCAACACAATGCCAAAGTTGACCCATGTTATGACTGTGAAGAATCCAAACACTGGAAAAGATAATGAGATTGTACTGGAGGGACTCTCTAGTTTTTTCGGTTAGTCCTTGGTCATGAAGACTTAGAAGCATATTATAGAATTAATTTTGCCTTGATGCAGCATCATAAATACTCTTTGACAGAGATTGAAAATATGATTCCATGGGAAAGAGAGATTTATCTTTCCTTGTTAGAAAATTATATTAGAGAAGAGGAAGAAAAAGCAGCTAAGGCAAATAGATGAATCCAGAAGAATCTCCCAAAAGAATAGACTCTAGAAAATTCTTTAAAAGCAGTAAGTCTAAGTTTGGATTTGGTCCTGGAGTGCTTAGATATGGGAGAATTCGATCAATATCTCCAAAGAGACCTATACCAGATGAACTTGTAAATAAAATATCTCAAGTACCATCTACTTCTCAAGAAGAAGAGTCAGTAGCATCACCAAGTAAAAAGGTGGTGTCATCTCTTGGCAGATTGACTTTGGATCTTGTGCAAATCAATGATAATCTAGACAAAATAAAGGATGTTATTGCAGAAGATTATGCTCAAACAAAACAAAAGAACAAAGAAGAGATAGAAGATTATAGAAAGAGAGTTGCAAATAGACAAAGAAAACTTCCTAAGAAAGATCTTGGCAATGATAAAAAAAGTTTAGGAGATATCATTAAACCATTTGTTGGAAGTTTCTTCTCTGGAGTTGGTGGTGCCATTAGATCACTGGCAGCATTCAATTTAATGGAAGCATTATTGAATGGCGATTACATGCAGGTATTCAAATCCCTTATGGGAATTGGAATTACTTTCCTACCTCAAATTGGCACCATGATTGCAGGTGCAGTTTTAAAATCTCTACTGAAAGGATTTGGTAGAGGTATGATGGGTCGTGGTGGTAGAATGCCTATGGGAAGACCAGGAAGAATGTCTGCTGGTCCTGGCATTGGAAAGTTTGGTGCAATGATGGCACTTGGAACTGGTGCTCTTGCTTTAGGTAGTGCCTTTGCATCTTCTCAAGATACTGGAGGAGAGGATCAAACCAGACTTGAGGAAGTAACTGCTGAGCAGAAGGCATTAACAGATCAAGGGTTAGTTTCAATTACTCAAGCTGACCTTAAAAAATTTCAGGATTTGAATAAAAAATTTGAAACATTAATAGATCAAATGATGGGTAAAAGATCTTCAAAGGGATCTGGTGCAGGATCTGGTGGTGAGTCTGGTACAGAACAAACAGATGCTGCCCCACCTAGTGGTGCTCCAGTAAATATGAATATGGAAGCAAGAGGAACTGTTGAAGGTGAATATTTTGATATGAAAGCAAGAATAGAATTACTCAAAAAGGTTGGTGCTACAGACGAAGAAGCAATAAGATTAGCAGCAATAGCAGGTTATGAGTCTGGAGGAGGATCTAAAGCACACTTTACTCCTGAGGAAAGTGGTGGAACTGATAATTCATATGGACTTTGGCAAGTTAATATGATTGGAAATTTAGGACCAGCAAGAAGAAGGGAATATAAGTTATCAAGTAATGAAGATTTATTTGATCCAGTTACAAATGCTCAAGCTGCATTGGCAATACTTAGAAGTCAAGGTTGGGGTGCTTGGACTACAAATACAAAGGTAACACAACAGGACCTAAAGGAAAGTAGAAAAGCATTAGAAAATATTAAAGGTGGAAATGCATCTGGAGGATATACAACAAAACAAAAAAGAGTAGATATCAGTTCAACTGCACCTCCAGCTAGAGGAGTTTTAGTTAGTATGATCCCAACTCCAACTGGATCTGAGGGAGTAGGATCTGCAACAAATAATGGTACTGTTGGTGATGACTATGTGGATCCAAACAATAGGGAGGATACTGTTGGAATGCTTTATAGAACTCAGATGAATATCATGGAAGTAGGATAATCTATGGAAGCACAAAAACTCCTAGAAGCACCAAAGGCAAAACCAAAAATTGTTGCCAGAGTATCTAAAGTCAATAATTTAGTAAGTGTTTCCACAGAAGCAAGAAAAACTTCTCTTGCTTTGAGAAAGACATTTGAGAAGGGAGTCTATCAGAGAAAGACTCAACTCTCAGTTTTAAACAGATACAAAAGAAGAATTGATGCTATCAATAAGGAGCAAGATAAAAAGTTCGAAAAGAAAACCAGAGAGAAACCAAAGAAAATACAGATACCAAAGTTCAAAGGTTCTTTCTTCACCAAGGGATCTGCTGATGATCCATTAAAAGCAATTGGTGCTCTTGCTGCATTCAATTCCCTAGAAAAATTATTAGAGGGAGATCTCCTTGGAGCATTATCACCAGGAATGGTTGCTGCTGGTGCTCTATTGGGACCAGGACTTTTGGGATTGGTTGGTGGTGCTGCAGAAGGATTCTTTACTAGAGGTCCTAAACCAGGAAGAGGATTTGATTCTACTGGCAGAAGAGTTTCAGGATCTGCTCAGAAAAGATACTTGAGTAGATATGGGGACAAAGCATTTAAAAATAGATTTGGTAAAGATGCTTTAAAGAGTGCTCAACAGGGAGTTGATGCTGGACAAACAACTTTAAAGGGCGCAAGGACAGGAAAGGCATTTGCCAAGTTTGGATCTGCTCTTATTCCTGGAGTTGGTGCAGTTGTTGGTGCTGCTGATGCTGCTATGAGAGCACAAGCAGGAGATCAATTTGGTGCTGGTATAGCAGGAACTGGTGCTGCTCTGGATGCTGCAGCTGCTGCCAGTGCTGCAACTGGCATAGGATTGCCTGTTGCTGGACTACTCTCTCTTGCTTCCTTTGCTTTAGATGCCACTAATCTTATCAGAGATTTGACTGGCATGAGTGCTGCAGAGGAAGCAAAAAATACAAGACTGAAAGAACAAACAAAGAAAGAAAAACAATTATCAGAATCAAAAGGTGATTTAACATTTGCAAAAACATTAGATAGTTACAGTGTTGCTTTGACTAAGTTTGAAGAATTTTCTAAGCAATTCACAAAAGGTCTTTTTATGTCTCCAGATCAAGTGAAAATGGAAGCTCAGAGAGTTGAGGCTGCAGGTGCAGGATCTGATCCAATTACTGGTGCTGGATATGAATTTACTCAGAAGGAATCCTTTTCCCAATACTTGACTGGAGATCCATCTAGTCCTGCATATGATGCAGCACATGGAACAATTGGAAATTATCATGATCATGTTGCATTTAAAGATAGATCAACTATGCAAAGGGCAGCAGCATATTTACAAAGTAAAGGGATACAAGTAACTGAAATGAATGTAAGTTCAGGACATGCACCAGGATCTGCACATTATGATGGACGTGCTTTTGATGTTCCTGGTGCTCAGTGGGGTGGTTCTGGTGCCATTGGACCAACTGAATACAATGGATCAAAGAGAGTAAGAGCACTATTGAATGAATTTTATCAATCACAGGGATCTCATGGGGGAAATATTCTTTCTGGTCCAAAGGGTGGATATTTTTCACTACTGCATGGAAAAGAAGCTGTTATACCAATAGATAATCAACATACTCAAAGTGGTGGAGATCCTCTAGAAAATGTTTCTCCAGACATATTAAATTCAATTTTAAATAAATCCAAAATTTATCAAACTGCAATGGCAGAAATGCCACCTGAAGTTATAACAGTTCCTATGCCAATCATGCCACCAAAGATTCAGTATGTATCATCAGGTTCAGGTGGCAATCTAAATATTCAAGATGATGCAGATAAAAGAATATTAAAGATGATGTACTATAGTCTGCTAGGGTAATGGCATCATACACTAACTATACAATAGAAGAGTTTTCTGTAGAGACTAAGGAAGGTTTTATTGATTTAACCCAATCAATCTCTGCAGTGACTTATAGTGAGAATATAACATCACCATCAACATATGTTTCCATGGTGCTTGTCAACACTGGAGGCATTCTTTCTAAACTAAAACTTAGAGGTGGTGAAAGAGTAAGATTAATCATAAAGCAAGATGCAACAAAATTAAAGTTTGCATTGGATGAGAACAATAACACATATTACATTTACAATATTGGAAACTCTACAACAGAATCAACAAGAGAATTGTTTACTCTTGATTTGATTCCTGGTGAAATGTTTACCAATGAAACTGCCAGGGTATTCAGAAGATATGACTCAACTTTAGATGCAACTGTTGCTAAAATCTTAAAGGAAGAACTGCAGACTACAAGATACAACAGTAGTAACATTGAGAAGAGTGTAAACAAATATTCTTTCATGGGCAATGCAAGAAAACCATTTACTGTTCTTGGATGGCTATGTCCAAAAGGAATACCTCAGGTTGAAGGTGGTAAGTCAGGCAACACCATAGGCACAGCAGGATTCTTGTTCTTTGAGAATAAAGATGGATACAACTTCAAGAGTGTGGACTCTTTATTTGATAAGAACAGACAACCAAAGGAAACATATACCTATAGAGAAATTGTTCCAGGACCTGCAGACCCTAAAGCAAACTTTAGATTAACTTCACCACCAATTTTTAAGAAAAATGTCAATGTTCTTGACAACCTAAGGATTGGTATGTACTCTAATGTAAATTACTTCTTTGACACAAATACCAGAAAGTTTTATGCAAATGTCTATAAACTTTCAGAAAGTTACAAACTAATGAATCATGCTGGTGATGATAATCCCCCAGAGATTCCAAATGGTCTTCAGGATAGTCCATCAAGATTGATGGTTAGAATGTTAGATAATGGACAGATGGATAAGTCTGGAAAACTTGAGTCTCCAGACAAGAGAATGGAATATCAAGGACAAGGTGTGTCAAGATACAATTTATTGTTCAGTCAGACGTTAAATATAACAGTACCACTGAATTTAAATTTGACAGTGGGAGATGTTATTAATCTTGAGTTTGGGCAGATTACAAAAGAAGAAGATAAGAAAGGATTAAAGGACAAGAGTAAGTCTGGTAAATATGTTATAAGTAAATTGAAACATTCTTTTGGTAGCAACAAAGGACTTACTGGATTAGAATTAGTAAGAGACTCTTATGGAGTAGCAAAATGAAAGACATTAATGATCACATCAAAAAAGACAAAGAAGAACTATCAGATCCTATGATCTCTTCTCAAAGAAGAAGACACATTGAGGATGAATTAGGACAACTAGAAGCATATCATGAGAGACATCCTGGAGATGATCATGATCCAACCCCACTTGAACTTTACTGTGATGCAAATCCAAATGCACTAGAGTGTAGGGTATACGAAGACTGATGATGTTAGAACAATCCCTAATTAATCCAAACTTTATTGGTAGAGATTCTTTTAGATGGTTCACTGGAATAGTGACCAAGTATAAGAATACAGAGAATGGATATAGGGCAAAGGTTAGAATCATAGGTCACCACCCAGACTCATCTTCAATTGTAAAAGATGAGGATCTTCCATGGGCACATGTCTTAGTGCCTTTAAACTTTGGTGCAGGTGAAGGTGGATCTGGAATCAGCTTTAATCCTAGAGGATCTGAAGCTGTCATTGGATTTTTTATGGATGGTGATGATGGACAACAACCTGTCATCATTGGGGCATTGTTCTCTGGGGCATCCATTGAACATTCAAACACATTTGATGTTGGAACTAATGGGTTTAAACCATTTAAACCAGGAGATACTATAGTAAATCCATCACATCAACCTGCTGATGGAACACCAACACCAGATTCTGGAATACCTCTTCCCAATGGAAGAACTGCAAATAACAAGGAGAGTAAGAAGCAAGCTGCATCAGCACCAGGATCAGCACCAGTTGTGACCATTGTTCCACAATGTAAATCTGGAGAAGATACTGTATCTAAAATTGCTAAGGCACTTAGAAAATTTATTTACTATCTAAACACAGTTCAAAACTACATTAACATCTATGTAAATCCAACTCTAAATTATGTTGAAAATATTCCAGCTCTGATTGATGAGGTCTCAAAAGCTATTGCTGATGGTCTATCTGAGTATACAAAAATTACAAGAGATTTTATTATTGAACAGATCTATCAAGGTCTAAAGAATGTCATTGAAAAACTACTTCCAAAGGATGCTATTCTTGCTAAGAAATTGGCAGTTGATAAAGCTGTAGATAGTATCTGGTGTCTTTACCAAAATATCTTAAAGCAGATAGTGGGATTTGTTGCTGATTTTGTGGGGCAAATGGTAGGACCAATTGTTGCTATGCCCCTTTGCGCAGTTGAATCTATGATTGGAAGCATGATGCAGACTATTTCAAATGAAATTGAAAATGCTATTGGTCCAGTATTACAAGAACTAACTTCAGTTATTGGTGAAACTGTTGGTCAAATTTCTGGATATATTTCACAGGCAGTCACTTATGCAAAGACTGTTCTTTCACTATTCTCTTGTGAAGACTCTGCTTGCAAGCAACAGTTTGATTTTGAAATGAATAAAGGATATGTTCCAAAAGGTGCAGTAAACTTCCAAAAAATTCTTAATTATTCTCCAGCACAAGGAGTGAGGAATCTTTTCTCAGATGGAACACAACAATTCTCAAGTTGGTTAGGACAAAACAGTGGAGGAAATCCCAGTGATGATGTTCTTGCTGCATTAGGAGTAAGTGCAGAAGAATTTGCTGCATACGCTGAATGTGATGGAACTACTTTAAATTGTGGTCTACCAAAAGTAACATTCTTTGGTGGTTTTGGTGGAGAAGGTGGATCAGGATCAGTTGTTGTTGATGTTCTTGGTCAGGTTATGGGGGTTAATATCACTGATCCTGGAGCACCTTATACAACAGCACCATATGTTTCATTTGAAGATGCTTGTAACACTGGTGGTGGTGCAATAGGTAATGTAATACTTGATGATAATGGTTATATAGATTCTGTTTACATGGTTAACAATGGTATGGATTACCTGGGAGCAGTGGGTGATGACAGATGTAACACCAATCCTATTGGAGATGATGGTCTTGAGTATACAGCCTACATTGCAGATGTTATCATCATCAATACTGGAATTGGATATACTGAGGAAGACTTAATCTATAACATCTATTGTGATACTGGGGTTGAAATTTATCCAGTGGTAGATCCTGATGGTAGAATAGTTGATACTAGAATTGTAAATGCAGGGGTCATAAGAACTGTCCCTGAGTTGGCAATAAATACTACAACAGGATCAGGTGCAATATTAGTTCCTGTTCTGAAGTTTGTAGAGGTTGGTGCAATCCCAGAGGATAGACAACCAGTAAGACAAGTTATTCTTTGTGCTGATAGATAATGACAACACCCCAAAAACCAGAAGAAAAAGAATCAGTTGGTTATTCTCTTAATGATCCCAAGTACGGAGCTCTTTTTATTTCAGAGTCTGTAGAAAAGGGAAGACCTAGACAAGTAGAATTACATTCTACATCTGGAGCACATTTAAAACTATACAAGGATGGTGGTTTTGAGTTAAGTGGTCAACCAAATGACACTGGAGATAATATAGTAAGTAGATCCAAAGAGGGTTTATTTGTTATTGCAGATGGTGGTGGTGGAATTAAAATTGATGCTGGCAATGGAGTTCTAACTCTTGCTGCTAGGGAAATCAGATATGAATGCTCTGCATCTGATGAACCAATGGTCATTAGATCTGCACAAAATATTATCATTGAAGCACAAGATAGTGTTAAGATCAATGCTGCTAACATTGCCATTGGTGCCAGAAATAAACTTTTGCTTGCATCAAAGGGTGCAATCTATATGAAAGGAACTGGTGGAGTTACAATTATAGAACCAAAATCAGCATTAATTCCAACTAATTTAGGAGATTTTGTAGACAAACTTATAGAAACAGTAGTATTTGGAGGTCTCTGATGGCATACATAAACTCTATTGATGCTGAAGGTATTCAGGCAGGTGCTGCAGCTGCACCACCTGTAGCAACTGTTGATATTTGGCAGAGCATTGATCCAACAAAACCATTTGCACTACAAACAACAGGAATAAACAATCTTAATGGATTGACCAATCAAATTGGTGCACATAATGCATTTGGAGTATCTAATGCCTTTGGATCTCACTTAAAGTTTGGTGCTAGTACTTCTTTTGGATTGAAGGGAGATCTTGGAGTTAAAGCAGATGCTATCATAAAAAAGTTTGAAGGAACTCCTGCTTGGAATGCAGCATCTCCCATTGGAAAGTTTTTTGGAAAGTTAGATGTTCTTGGCAACCTAACTGTTAATGGAACTCCAGTAGAACTTACATCTGACATCAAACTAAAAACAAATATTAAACCTCTTGAGAATTCATTAGATAAGGTCATGAATTTGAGGGGTGTTGAGTATGATAGGGTTGATTATGAAATACATCAAATTGGTATGATTGCTCAGGAAGTAGAGCAAGTCATACCAGATCTGGTTCATGAAAACTCAGAGGGAACTAAAGTTCTAGAGTATACTCATTTAACAGCAGTATTGGTAGAGGCAATCAAAGAACAGCAAAATCAAATTGAGACCCTGAAGCAGACAGTTCAGGAACTGTCCACCAAGTTGTCACAGTGCTGCTCCTAGTGCTATGATGGATGGGTAAGCAAGAAGTACCCACCATGCAAATCAATCGTGACCAACTGGCAGAACTCAATGGCATTCTTGAGGACTGTGCTTCTCACTTCTGTGGTGAGAACATGGTGAGTGGTGAAACTTTTTGGACCTGTGTTGAGTGCTTTGCAACTGCTAAGATTGCAGAACTCAAAGGTGAACTTGCTTATGATGGTTGACAAGTAAAGGAGTTCAATCTATACTATTCAAGTGTGAAGGAAGTGCAGAGGCACCGTGCCTGTGAAGAGAATTTGATTAGTGGATGCTGCAAATTCTCTGAGGCTGGGTAAGTCCTCTTATGGGAGTGTGGTGGAATCGGTAGACACACCAGACTTAAAATCTGTTGGCCTTCAGTGGTCGTGGGAGTTCAAGTCTCCCCACTCCTATTTCAAAATTGACTTTTAATTCCAAAAAAGGGG